CCCTTCATGATCAACCCGAACGCCTTCGAGCTGACGACTGCAAGTCGCTCGTACTGGAGGACGGCTACGATACCAGCCAGCGAGGTGACTGCACCGAGAATTGCGTCTTTGCTGAGCTTCTTGCTCTCGCCAAGGGCTTTGGCTTTTGCAAGAGTCTCGACATTGCGAGCAATTGTGGTGTAGTCCTCACTAGCAGGATCGTGAAGCTCGGCCTCCTTCAGAGCAGCTTCAATCGTCTGCTGAATGGGGTCAGGGTTCTTCATGGATGGGCTCCTTTCTAGGGGTTCATTATACCGCAGGTTTTTCTCGCTTAGACCTGCTTGACGTCCAGCGTCACCTTACCATTCCGGAGCATCTCAGCGACGCCCTGATCGAAGGTGGCGTGGATCCCCTGGTCCTCGGACACGTGGAGGGCGCCGGAGGGCTGGGTACCCTGGTACTTGTTGGAGCTCACGCCGAGAAGCACACCCAGGAAGGTGTCGATCGCAGCGATAGTGCCCGCAACCTCAGTCGGGTGAGGAAGGTGCCACAGAGCCGCCAGAGTGAGGTAGAGCGCAGAGGTAGCCGGAAGGGCGACCAGCGCAACCCACTTGAGGACGTCGTAGGACTTGTTGTTCAACTTGCTCTCCTGAAGGTGCTTAGCCATTGATTTTCCTCTTTGCCGGGGGTCTAGGGGTGGGGACTACGGGAAGATTCTTGACCTCATTCACAATCTTCTCAGCAAGCCCATTCCCCCCGAACTCGGAATAGGGCTCTACGAGATACTTCATGAAGTCCTCATACTCGTCGAGGGTGAGAAATCCTCGATGAAGATAAGTCTTCCCGACATATACAATCCGGTCATGGGCCATTCCGAGCAGAAGCCTTGATGTGGCGGACTTCCGCTCACTGCGCTTCATGATCCAAGCCCACATCCCGGAGGAACCCAGAACTGACAAGAATATCGCAAGAACAATATCAAGCAGTGGGTTGAATCCGAAGTGCTGCATGTTAACCGATCGCTAGATAGGGACGGACCCCGAGAGAGTAGTTAATCGGGGCATGGGAGAACTGGCCCGTGGACTTCATGTAGACCGCAGTCTGAGCCGAAGCACGCTCACGAAGCCAGTATTCCTCCTCAATGTTAACAAGGGCGGGGTTGAGCCTGAAGGCGGGGAACTGGTTGTGGTGCATACCCTTGGCGAGGGGATCGTTGAAGATCGACGTTCCCCAGAGCATGGCCTCGTCCATGATATTGATGTGTGGGTTGTACCAGCGCCAATCCCTGACTGCGCCGTTACCATCGTACCCAGTAGCGACTCGAGTCCAGACGCCGACCATGTTAGACCGTCCGAACAGAGACTCAGCCATACGACTGGCCTGGGTCATTGTGGACTGGTTGAGGGTTGAGTCCACGTAAGAGCGCTGGTCCGGAATGGTAGTAGACCAAGCCTCTCGGAACAGAGATCGGTCGGGGACAACCACAATATGATTCTGGCGGAAGGGCGGCTCACCGATGTTCATGAAGTAGTTGAATGCCACGATTCGCCAAGTGACACCAGAGTATGTCCAGTAGTCGCCAAGGTACAGCCCAGAGAAGGACCCACTTCGAATCGCCTGGAGGTAGGGTGTCACCGAGTTACCTAGAGAAGCGCCTCGGTAGATCGAGTTGTGGACGCCGACGTTAGAGTCATTAAGCATCCCATAGACAGATCCAGAGTTGGTGAACTTCTCGTTGATCTGGGTGATCTTGAGCTCGGTCCCAGCAACTCGTCCCTCGACGGCCTGGATACGATCGTTCTGATTCTTGTCGCTCACCTTGAGGTTGGCAACATCAGTCGAGGTGTTACCCCCAGCATTAGCCAGAGCGTCTCGAACCGAATCAAACCAGGTGTTGAACTCACCCTGGAGCTTAGCCTGAAGGGAGTCCAGGTTGATAGTCTCAAGGGGGCCGCGAACGTAGGGAGTACGAGCACTACCCACAAGGTTGATAATGTTCTCGGCAACGATCTGTCTAGAGTTCTTGATGATCTTGATCTGGGCCAGGGCGAAGGTCTGTCGGTCGCCACTGTCCCCAACGTTCGGAATCAGAGGGGTAACCGCAGGGGTACCCTGGACCACCTTGATCTTGGCACCGCGAACGGCCTTGGATCGGTCAACCTCGATACATACCAGGTCGATTCGGTCCAGTGTTGCGTGAGAACCAGTGATAGCGACCGTCTCGTCGCCGGAGTTCTCGACCCATCGGTTATTCAGCCAAGCCTTACCCGCACCGACATAGACGGACATACCGTTGTTGGTTGGGCGGACTCGGAACTTGTCGCCCACGTTGGGGAAGACACCCGGTGCGATAATCCCGTCGAAGAGCGATCCGAACTGGTCTGCATCGTATGTCCGGTCACCATTCACCGAGTTGTAGAAACCACTAGAAATGGCCATGCATTAATCCCTTTCTCGAGGAGCAATGACCTCTCCGGGGCCACCGCGAGTGAAGTCGATACGGAAGCCGTCACCATTCCACTTGGTACGAGACGACATTGAGATAGTGGGTACTCGAGAGAACCCACTACTGGACCAAGACTCAGTCATCTCAGTCAGCTGGCACTCAATTGGCTCTGCGTTGCTGCCCGAGGGGACGTAGTAGAAGATATCTCCGACATCGAAACCAGTACGGTACTCGACGTTGGAGAAGCTATTGATCTTACCCGAGATCATCTTGAGCGGGGTATACTTCGGGAACATGGCGTCCAGAACCCAGAAAGGATACCACACCTCGCTCAGAGATGTGATATGCTTCCGCTGAAGATCAGTAAGCGCTTTCCAGTCCTTGATCGAGTAAGGCTTGTGGACCTGAGTATTATCCCACAAGACTTCTCGTCGAGTAATTGGATTCTCGGATCGCAGTGTATGTGCCCGAGTGTGCGTACTACCGTCGGCAATCCACTTCAGATCCACATCGCCGGAGTCCCATACCTCATAGATTGTACTCTTCTTATCGACGATAGAATCCACAGACTCGAAGTCGGAGAAGTTGTCATTCTCCTGAGCGAGGGTAATCGTGTTGATAAGATGCGGTGCAGTTACGTAACAGTGAATACCCTGGTTCTCGAGCTTGATCTTGTAGAAGAGAGAGTATCCGTTCGGCTTGCACGCAGATAAGACGTTCTTGAACATCTCAGCGATGGGTGCTCGGTCGTAGATGATCCACTTTCCGTCCTGGATCTTCTGTCCGGTGTCATTGACGTATGCCATCTGAGACACTCGAGTTTCTCGATGGAAGTTGAAGTTATCAATCCTACGAGCAGCTTCGGCATCCTTCCCAAGATGAGCATGGGCCAGGTTTTCCGCTGTCATCTGAGCATTGAATTGACCGTTCTTGTCGGGCTCAATCCACTGCCTGTGAGGTAGGACTCTCCACTCAAACATCGACTCGAGAGAGCGCCCGGTATACTTATGGAGGTAGACACCGTCATCCTCCTGCTTAACCGTGGCAGTCTCGATTACCATGGCGGTCGAGGTATCATCTCGAATAAACAGATTCCCGAGACTGTACTCATAGCCCGGCTGATCCGAGTAGAGCTGGAGCTCGAACTGGCCGTAGTCATAGGCCCGCTCAGTCCAGTTGAGGGAGTAGAAGTTGTTCGGAACCTCAATCCACGAGTTGTAGTTGTGAAGGAACGCGAAGAACAGCTGCATTAGATCCCCCTATAAAGCGTATCGTATTCCATGGAGACGTTAACGTCATCAACGCCTCCAGCATACTGAAGGGCGATCGTATTAATTCCCGGATGCATCTGAATCCAGGTACTACCTGGCGCCAGAACGCCAGTGATGTATGACTTCCTTCCTCGAGCCTGGTGAGTGATCGACTTCTTGCCGGGACGAGTGTCTACGACAATACTCTCTCCGGCATAGAAGTTTCCAGCTCGAGAGATGGACATTGTCTCGTTGAAGGTCGTGTTACTCAGGATAAGGTTACTAACCGTACCAAGGAATTCGACGGTGATTGTGACACCAGCCGGATAATCGCCGAGGTATCGGATATCCTTACCCGAGGAGTTGGTCATGTCACCGAACTTGAGCTTGTGGTTGTCCTGTGAGAAGAACGGGAACTCGAAGGTGGGTGTGTTGTCATTGAAGCCCACAACCTTCTGGATCTGAGTAGCGGAGGACTTCCAATACGGGTCTAGTCCAAGAAGGGAGACCTGGATCTCCTGCCGCTCAGAGAAGATGTTCGGCTCGACGGACTCGACGATGAAGTCGGAGTGCACGTTAAGCCAGTCGGTTGTCACACCGAGAGTAATGGTCTCCCCGACTCCGAAGTAGGAATATGTCTTGAGTCGGAGTTCCTGAATGTCGGTCCCCCAGGGGATCAGAGTCAGTACCACAGTACGAGTACCAACCCTGATCCCCTTAAGGAACGCTCCGTCCAGCAGGGCGAATCCATCAGTGCTGATGTCCGCCTTTACTGGCCCCAGACCAGTAATCTCCTTGACCGCGACCCCCGACTCATAGGGGTTCGTGATGTCGATGGTTAGACGATCCCCCGACTTTGTCGTGGACGAGATCTCTGAGATCATAGTGTCAACTTGTCCTTTGCCATTGCAAGCTGAGTGTTGGTGTTGCGGTAGATAGTAGCCGCATCCAGCGCCTCAGGCGAGTTGTTGGTCTGGTTGAAGGTGATGTTTGTAACACCATTTTGACTATTCTTGTCAGAATTGTCAACTGCGATCGGAGCAGGAGGCCGAGCCGCGTTAGCAGCCTGTGCCGTGACTCCGATGGCGGGAAGGAAGTTGTTGATTCCCTTAGCCTGCTTCTGCATCTCAGTGAGATCCAGGATGGGCTTGATTTCCGGCTTGAAGGATGGGTCGTCCTCTATGAGGTCATTTACTCCATCAAGAGCTCGAGACATAGCGTCGTAGGCGGCAGAGGCCATGTTGTCTCCAGCACCAGCGACACGCTCACCGGTGTTCTCAATACCGATAGCGAGACCTTCCCCGACAAATCCACCAAGCTCTTTCATCAGTCGAGAAGGAGAGTGAATACCGAAGAAGTTCTTGACTTTATTGTAGCCCTTCTTAGCGACAGAAACCATGGACTCACCAAAGCTCCAGGCCTTGGATGCTAGTCCGTTGGTCATACCGTCGACAATAGCCCAAGCAATCTCTCGACCAACCTTGTTGAAACGAGGAGCGTACTTGTTGATGGCATCTCGGACTCCCTCAAGAAGCTTAAGGACGGTCCACATACCCTTGTCAATGATCTTCGGACCATTCCTAGCAATTCCATCAAGGAAGTTGAGGATGACGTTGGTGGCAGCGTCAATGACCTTGCCAATATTGTCCGCAATTCCATTCAGGAAGTTCGCCAGGATGGTAGCGCCCTTCTCGCCGAACTCGTAGGCGTGATTGGCTAGTTCAGTGAGCATCGCCTGGATCAGGATGAACAGCGAAGCTACAATGCCGGGTATGTTAGCATTAATAGCATAGATGATCGCTCCGAGCAATGCGGCCATAGCTACAGCGAGCTCGGGGGCTTTTGCTCCAAGAGTAATGATGAAGTTAGCAATAGCATTAGCGAAATCGATAGCCACCTGGGGTAGAATCGCTGCAAGCTGCTTCAATCCCTCGGTCAAGACTAGGAATGCCGCTGCGCCCGTTGTGGCACAGATACCCAGTACCGCAGCAAAGGCCGCCATACCGATTGAGATTGGGAGTAGGGCTAGTCCTAGTGCAAGTAGTGCAGCAGTAAGGATGATCATACCTACCGCGAAGTACTGTGCACCAGCTGCCGCAGCAACCAGGATCAGCATACCACCAGCAAGAGCGATCAAACCAATTGCCAGCTGAGTCCACGTGATCCCAGATAGGGTCTTCATCGCGGAGGCCAGAGCCAGGAATGCGATCGAGGCGATCCCTAGAGCAATTCCACCTTCCTTGAAGGCGTCTGCCGCAGCCATCGAGATCGCCAGAATAGCGAGACCAGCCGCAAGAGCTATAAGTCCCTTAGCTAGCGTCATGATATCCATGTTGCCGAGAATGGCTACCGCACCGGTTAAGACAATAACCGCTGCAGACATAGCGATGATTGCAGCCGCTCCGCGGGCATTAGCTCTGCCTGCAATTGCCATTGCTACGGATAGCTCCGCAATAATGACACCCAAAGCAATGACGCCCTGGAGAAGCTTGCCAGTGTCCATCGTACCAAGCATCCAGATAGCCGCCACAAGGATGTTACAAGAGACAGCCAGCGATAGAAGAATCGCAGCGCCTTTACCCATGAAGGGATCCTTACTAACGACCATCATGAACCCAGACAGAATCGCCACAACCGCAGCGAGGGTTACGACCCCCTGGATAGCCTTACCGGTATCCATGGATCCAAGCGTGTATACTGCTAGAGACAGAATAACACAGGATGCAGCAAGAGCAAGAAGGATTCCAGCGCCCTTCTCAACACCCTTGGTAGCAGCCATCTTGGTCATGAACTCCTGCATGGTCATCATCAGGATCTTCATGGCAGCAAGACCGACCACGGCACCCTTGAGATCCATTCCTGCAAGAATCCGGACAGCAGTTGCCATCAGGATCATAGCTGCACCCATAGCGATGAGCATAGCTACAATACGAACGCTGTCGTTCTTGAAGGCCACCATCTTGGTCATGGACTCTAGCATGTCGTCCATCATCTTGAATAGGAACTTCAAGACCGCAAGAGTGACTAGTAGCTTTGGCGCAGGGACCAGAGACATCAGGATCAGCGCACCCGCAAGAACTCCGAGGGCAATAGCGATCGTTAGGAGAGCCTTAGCCTTAACCTTCTGCTCGAATGCCTCGAGGACTCCGCCGAGCTTATCGAAGACGTTACCGAGCTTGTCAGCAACATTTCCGATCTTGTCAAAGTTCTCCTTAAAGGAGTTGATCCATCGAGTAAAGGCGATAAGCACTCCTCCGCCAATGGCCCCGACAAGGATCTTGCCCATGTCATAAGACTTGAGGTTGGAGTTCGCTTGACTCATCGCGGTACCGATAGAGCCGAATGCGTTCTTTGCGCCCTCCTTCACCTTGGGGGCGAAGGTGTTAACGACAAAGTCCTTGAACTCGACGAACTTCTGCTTGATAGTGTCGAAGAGTTCCGGAAGGTGTACGGCTTGAGCGACCTGCTTAATGTCCTCAAACCACTTCTTGAGGAAGTTCTCCTTAGCGGCCTGACCTGTCTCCTTAGCAGCCTGGGCTGCGGCAGTACCTACCTCAGATACGGCACCCGCTGCCTCCTTAGCCTTAGCCTTTACCTCACCGTGACCGTTAACCCAGTCGCGGAATGAGACCGCTACTTCCTTAACCTTACCGCCGATGTCGGAGAAGGACTTGCCAAGGTGGTCCCAAACACTACTATTTTGAATAGTGTTCCAAGTTTCAATCAGGACTTCCTTGAGCTCGACCAGTTTCTCCTTGAGCCACTGGACCTTCTCAGAGATCTTGAGCTTCTGACCGAGTTCATCGAACTTGGTTCCCAGAGAAGCGACAATCGCCTCAGCCGAAGACATGTCTCCTAGGTTGAAGCCCTTGAAGTAGTCAGACAGAGCGGCTTTACCGGAGATCAGCTTAGCCTTAAGCTTGTCGCCAACACTTCCGGCGAACTCGTTGATCTTGGACTTGGCCTTGTCTACTCCGCTGTGGATGGAATCCATCGCGGCAGAGAACTCTCGACCAATTACCGAGTTCTTAAGAGCGTCCTTGACGAGTCCGAACTTCGAAGCGAGGTTCTTAAGCCCCTCTCCGGCACCCTTGACCTTTCCTGTGAAGTCGATCCACATGATAAAGTCATGGATCTTATCCGAAACCCACTTGATCGCCTTACCAACTAGATCGATCGGCGGTAGAAGTAGCTTAAGGATCTTTCCACCAAGATCAAGCTTGGTAAACCACTGGTCAAACCAGTAGATCGCCTTACCGAGTACCTTAGTGATTTGGAAGACACCAGAGTTAACACCAGTGAATGCCGGGAACAGTGCGCTAATGATGTGTGAGGCAACCGTGAAGATTACCTGGGCAACCTCACCAATGATGGTGGCGAAGATGTGGAATACTGAGAACAGACCTGTAAAGGTCCACTCCAACTTATCTGCAAAGTTGTTTGTGATTATCAGCTTTTCTGTGAAATCAGCAAAGGCCTTGATAATCTTGTATAGCCCCTCTGGAGAAGCATTCAGGAACACTCTTCGGAATGCCGTACCGATCTGACCCAAGACCTTAATCATGGCCTGGAAGATGTTGAGCATAGATCGAAGGATCTCATCTCGACCGCCGAGGTCGACAAACCCTTTGAGGAAGTCATTCCTGGCTCGAGACATATCGCCGATCACGCCACTGACCCAGTTACCAACTGAGGTGAACAGAGTCTGGGCCTGGTTAAAGTCACCGATCAGGATTCGCCAAGTCTCAGCCCATCCCGAACCAAGAGCTTCTCCCCAGGTACCAATCATCTGAGAGAAAGTTCGAATCTGAGTGGCCGAATCGCCAGCCGCCTGGGCCAGCTGCTTCATCTTATGGGCCTGCTCCTCCGAGTAGCCCATCTCCATGATCTGAGCCTCAGAGAGGTCGTTAGTCATGACCTTCAGGGTCTGCATCATGACCTCTGAAGTGAGCCATCCCTCTTGAAGGGAGAGTCGGAAGTTTCCCTGCTTCTCGATGGCGGCGTCTACGCCCGTATTCATGATTCGAGAGGTCTCGATCAGGGCGTCCTGGAACTGCTTACCGGCGATACCAGCGTGCTCCAGAGACATCCAGTCCTGTAGCTTCACTACACCAGAGCTCATAGCCTGAGCGAGCTGGTATGTAGCCTGGGCAGCCTGAGTGGCATTTGCTCCAGATAGGGCAGCCATGTTTGAGAAGCCCTTGACTGAAGCAGTGGCGTCTTCGAGTCCGACACCGGCAACAGTGAATGTACCGATGGCCGAGGTCATCTCGGTGAAGTTGTAGATAGTCTTATCAGCGTAGCTGTTAAGCTCGTCAAGTGCCGCGTTGACCTGGTCCAAAGTGGTGCCATTTTGACTGGTATTAGCCAGAATGGTCTGGACCGCATTGATCTGGGTCTCGTACTCTTTGAAACCGTCGATTGCAGGCTGGATGAAGCTCTGAAGCATTGACTTACCGGCGCTCAGAGCGGCAGCACCAATTCCACCAAGGGCTGTGATGCCGATTCCTTGCATGACGGACATATTAGAGGCCGCGTCAACGGCGGATCGAGCCAGATCACCAAGGGTGGTATTCTTAGCGATCTCACCCATCCGCTTGAGACCGTTCGCAGCACCCTCCATCTTCAAGGATTCCTTGAGCCTATCCATGCCGGATGCGGATTCCTTGATTGCAGACAGGAACTGCTTGTTGTTCATCTTGAGCGAGACTACCCGCTCGTCAATAGTTGCCACTACTTAGTGACCTCCTTCCAGGCCTTCTTCGCTATCTTGTCGAATACGGGCCTGATAGCGGGGTTGATGTAGTCTCGGCCGACGACATACCCGCCATTACGGGTTCCGTGACCATATTGCAAGATGACGGCGATGTTTACGCCGTTGTTGACGTGTGAGTTTGTCCAGGTGATCTTCCAGTTGTTGCCGGTTCTCGTGACTTCGTAGTTCCAACTAGCTGCCGTCTCGCCCGACCTGGAGGGGGTCGCCGCCTTTAGAGCAGAAACCCCCTCCTTGCCGAACTGATTCATGATCAGAGCCAGGTCCAACTTCGTCATTCTGTCAAACCAATTCCTGGTGAGTTTCCAGTCTCCCTGACTCTCGATCGTGATCATGATTTCTCCTAGACTAGAGATTCGGAGTAAATGTTGGTCACTCCGGAGACCATGCATCCTACTGCCCCTTTGGCTAGTGCGTCATCGTACGCTTGCCTTGTCGGGCAGATGTGCCCCCATACCGGCTTGCCGAGTCCGGTAGTTCGGTTCCAAACCTCATCGCTGGCATCGAAGGACATACCGATGTAGTCCCATGGCTTGTGCCACTCGTTGATCCGGCCATCAGTTACCTGATCTGGATACGAGTATCCCCAGCACTTCCAACCATCCGCCTTCCACTGATTAGCCAGCCATCCGGCGTCGATGGAGAACTTCCAGATGATTCGACCGTGGGCATCAGAAGGGAAGAACTTCTTCAGCTCCTCCCACTGAACCGCGGAATACTTAGGATCGAGTACTGTAATGTGACTCGAGCCATATGCTGCGAAGTACTCCTCAACCGTCATGAAGGGCTCGCCAATAGTGGTGAACTTCTGGATCTCCGCCCAGGTCATTTCGGTGACGGGGGTATCCGGAGCAGACTTGTCGACTCGCTGAAGGGTTCGATCGTGGTTCAGGAACCACACGCCGTCCTTCGTCTTCTGACAAGACACCTCTAGCGCGCCTGCGCCGTACATTACAGCATTGGTGTATGCGCGCATAGATGCCTCAGGCCAGCTGACCGATCCGCCTCGGTGGGCGATCAGGAAGCCGCGAGTGTCCATCATGGTGTGTATATCGGAGTATCCTCTTGGTACAGCACGCATGGTAGACGGCTGTAGTTCCCCGTTCCAATATACGAATACCGGATTGGAATTTCCAGAATCGGTAATCTCTATGCCAGGTACGACTACAGCTGGAGGTTCTGGATTCTCTTCCTCAAGTTCTACCCAGGCATAAGCCTTAGCGCCGTACGAATCCTTCACTGACGAAGCAAGTGCCCCGATGGTCATCGACCACGAGGATCCTCGGTTACGCTTACCGCCTCTAGCGATTGGATCAGTACCTGGGGGGTACCATACTGGTTCGTCTCGAGAAGATGGTGCGTGATATTGTACCGCTACTAGATTTTTCTTGGTCTTATCCAGCGCAGGAATGCCTGGCTGCCAGGTGTGTATCTTATAGTTGGATACCCCGCCGATCGAGAATAAGACAAAGTTCTCTCTAGCATTGATGGCGACGTCACTATTGAACTTGAAGTCGCCATCAAGATCAGCTTTTGTAGCCCGTTTTACAGCTACATACCCAGATCGCCCACCGGCGTCACGGTTGTATTGGAAATCCCAGCCAGCAGGAGGTCTGGCTTTGGTGTCTCCAAACTGTGAAGCATAGAATACAACTATAAGGTCGCCGATCTCAGCACGGGTACTTCGTAGCGAAGTAGTACCAAAACCATTAACCTCAGATCCGCTACCAGTAGCTAAATGGACATGTAATCCTGGCTTAGGCGTCTCATAGACGTTGAAGTTATGGATAGTAATGTCTTGAGCCGTACCCGGAACCGCAATGGATGGCGTCCACATTGGATAGGCGTTATTTGGAAGCTCGAAGTCGAACTTGATCGCCGCATTAGTACCGCCCCGGATATTCCAGGTGGTGATGAAGTCCTGTTTATCAGTCTTCTGCTTACCTGCCTGGAACCAGTTCGCTCTCATGGCGAGCTGGGTATCTCTATCCGCCGTATACGTTATCTCGACCGTCCACTTACGATCACCGACGGTGTAGGCAGCACTCTCGAATGGGGTGGAGCTGGATCCCTTTCGGATCAGACGCCCGTCACCTATTCGAGCGCCATTACCTCCCCACCATGCACCAATTACTGGGAATACGCTAGCCATTACTTGGCCCGCCTAACAATCACCGTCCCAGACGGAGTCCCAGCAGGCACTGGGTCATCTGGTCCGAGGACAATCATCTTCGGGACCTCGGGGATCTTTAGATTGTCGACCTTCAGCTTGAGCTTCAGGTATCCCTTGAGCCATGGGATAATCAGTTCACGGATCTCGGCGCCCGGAGGGTTCTCGTACGGGTTACCAACCGGGTGCCACTGACCACCATTTTGAGGATCCTCAACAAGGAAGCCGTCGGTGACGTAGAGGTGGCTGATTGCGAGGTTGTCCGCCTTGTCGAATACCTTCTGGTAGTTCTCGGAAGTGACTGAGTGTACCACTGCCCACCAGCGAGTGGACGGATAGGCCTTCATGTGGTCTGGAAGAATTGGCGAGGTCGGATTCTCCTCGAGGAACTTCGCGGCCGTTCCCTCGAACATCATACAGACGTCGAAGTCGAGGTTGCACACTTCCTGCGAGATGTTAGATCCTGTGTTGATGGCGATCACGAAGTCCAGCCCGTTCTCGCGGCGGATCGTGTCGATCAGATCCTTATACCACGGAATCCGATCCTTACGAGCGTCCCAGCCATTAATGACCTCATCAAGGAAGACACCCTGGACCAGGTCGCCGTACCAATGCTTAGCCCGCTTCAGCTGCTCAAGGATGTACTCCTTGGTAAACTTGGCGGCATTAGGAATACCTCGGTTCTCCTCGGAATCGGGATTGATCGCGGCTCCATACTGAGTCTTGATGTAGAACAGAAGTTTCTTTGCTCCTGCGCCAAGAGCAAGCTCGCCCTGCTTCTGGAAGTCTACCTCCTGAGCCTCCCAGTCACCGCTGTTGCGGTTAAGGATGACATATCCGAGGTTGTCACGGAACTTCAGCGTCTGAGCCCACTTGGAGAACTGCCCCGGCTTTCCATCCTGGTAGTAGTCAGGCCAGTAGTAGGTTACCGGAGAGTAGTACCGTGCGCCGTTCTTGAACGGGTTGGTCTGTCGGAGTGCGTCCTCGACGTCAGCCTTCTCGCCGTAGGTCCTGGCCGCCTCATCCTTGGTGAGATACTTGTCGAGCTGAGGGGTGACTGCATCCTGACCGGCCGGGCCACGCTCTCCAGCAGGTCCGGGAGGACCCTGCGGTCCAGGAGGGCCAGCGGGTCCAACTGCACCATTATCGCCCTTGGGTCCTGGTTGACCATTTGCTCCGGCGGGACCAGCAGGTCCGGTAGGACCCGGAAGACCATTGTCACCTTTAGGTCCAGGAGGGCCAACAGGACCCCTAGGTCCTTCGGGGCCAGGTACCGGGGTTCCCCCAGCTCCACCGCCAGCAGGTCCAGGGGGACCCTGAAGACCTCGAGGGCCTTCTGGTCCGGCAGGTCCAGCGGGACCAGCATCGCCCTTAGGCCCGGGAGGTCCAGCGGGACCAGCATCACCCTTGGGTCCTCGAGGGCCGATTGGGCCAGGAGAACCAGCCCCTCCGCCACCTCCACCGCCGAACGGAAGCGGGGAGATCTCAGGTGTGGGGTCAGCGGAAATGATGTCGATAGTTCCACCCTGAGTCAGAGCAACGTGCTTGACGATATCGAACTTTGGGGAATCGATGTAGATGGTGTGGGTCCAGGCGCCAGAGGGAGTTACTCCAGCGCCCGGAGCCAGCACCTCAATGTTGACAGCGCCAGCCTGGTCTGTCCGAACCATGTGCTCGCGCATCGAGACTGCGGCACCGTCAACGGTAGCCGTAGCCCCCTTCACGTCAGGAACGATTCGGACAAGAGCCCGACCATTCTCTCCTCCGGGGATAGTTCCCGTTAAAGTACAGTATGGCGCTGCCATTTTGAGCCTCCTACGGCTGTTCGGCCCTGTCGAGCAGGGCGTTCACCTTGGTGTTTGTCT